AGCTTGAGAGCATCTTAGTTGGCAAGGTTACACGACAGCTCAAGCGCGAGAGCAGGGCAGCATGATTGCGAAAATCGCTTTTTTGACGACGCCCGGCCCCAACCGCTTTGTCCTGAACATCCAGGCATTCGGCTGCGACGACGTACAGCAGTTTGAAATCTCCAAGCACCACCTCGCCAACATCGTCATAGACGGCTGCGCCTTGGCGCTGCGTGAGACCGGTACAAGCCGCGTTCCAGTCACCACCAACAAAGAGAGCGCATGAATTACACGTTCGCTGGAGAGACTTGGATGACTCCAAAACAGTGGCGGCGAACGTCTGTGGCACTACCACGGGGCCTGACACAGTGCCAACCCGGTCCGAAAGACGCGAGGGTTGAGGTCAGCGCGGAGGGATGTATCCGCGATAAGTTGGCGTCGACCTAACCCGCATTCCCGCGCGGTTAGGGTCCGAAGCGACGGCGTGGCTCCGGCCTGCAGTACGCGAAGGACACGGACCAACCCTAGCATAGTGCTGGGGCTGGTCGTCCTGTGTCCTTAGCTCAAGCGTTCACCAGCCTGCAGATAAGTAGAAGAGGGCGTGATTTTGAAAGTTTCCCAGAACAGAGGATTCCAATGCCAGAGCAAATAAACGGCACCAACGGCCAGCTTAAAGCCCTTGTTGAACGCATAGAACGCGAGGAGGAGGCCAAGGCTGAAATTGCCGAGGGGATTAAGGAAATCTACCTGGAAGCCAAATCTGGCGGATACGAGGTCAAGATAGTCCGCAAGATAATCGCCTTCCGCAAGAAAGATCCGTCCGCCCGTGCCGAGGAGTCGGCGTTGATGGATATTTACATGAACGAGCTCGGGATGGCGCAGTGAGCAAACGTGCTTGGATGCCCCTTTATGTCGGCGATTACCTCGGAGATACGGGGCATCTCAGCACGACGCAGCACGGCGCCTATTTGCTTCTAATGATGCACTACTGGAAGAAGGGTGAGCTTCCCAACGACGACAAGCAATTGGCGGCTATCACGAAGCTTCCTCTTCGCCTGTGGCTGGATTCCAAGGAAACCCTTCAGGCATTTTTCTATGACGGCTGGTTTCATAAGCGGATTGATGAGGAATTGGAGACCATGGAGATCAAAACCCGCAAACGGGCAGCGGCAGGATCGAAGGGTGGAACGCAGGCAACTATCAACCGCTGGAAGCATAAAGCCGAGGCAGCAATGCTTAAGCAAACGAATAGCAATGCTACAGCAATGCATAACCACTCACACTCACCAAGTAAGAAAGAAGAAGAGGGCTTGGCGAAAGGGAAGGATGAGAAACCTCCCATAGCCGCTAGTCCTGAGCTCGTGGCAATCATGGCAAGGAAACTGAACTCATGATCACTGGATGGGCACTCATCACAATAACAGTCTTCAGCACAGGCCTCGGCTTTCCGCCTGGAGACACTAGCATGGTCATACTCAAGATATTTGAAAGCAAGCAAGAATGCGATGAGGCGAAGGGCATGCTCGGTTCGACCACATTCGCCAATCCAGGCCCTTCCCAATATCACGAATGTAAAGAAATCCGATGATGCCATTCAAAAAGGGCGATCGCGTCAAGCTCTCGGACCGATATGCCAGGGTACTCTCCAAGGCCAGGGGCAACCCGCGGAATTGGGTAGGGCGGCAGGGTTCCGTTTTCGACTGCAACCGCGATCATGTTTCCATTGTTTGGGACGGGCGTAAGTCAATCGACAACGTGCCTCACAAAGGCGTGGAGAAGCTGGAATGCACGGAATGACCAAGAATATCCGCCAACCGTCAATTGAGATCCACGGCTGCCCCACTGCCGAGCGCCTGAGCAAATCAGCCGGCGACTTCTCGCTTGGTGGGGAAGATCGCGGTATCAAGACCTACATCATGCGAGACAGCCCGCTCGACCGTGCCCATAAAAAGGGAATTATCTCCGGCGCCGAGCATTCTGCACTGCAGAAATACCGACATCACTGGTATCACGCCGGCCAAGCTCCCACGATCTCGTCACTCGATCTCGACCGGATATTCTCAGGAGGCGATGGCGGCCCCGCTGGCATGCCCAAGAGCGAGGGGCAGGTATTTCATCGTCAGCGCTGGCGGGAGGCTCAGCAGTGCCTCGGGCTTCGTTCTGCGGCCATCGTAGATAACTTCGTCTGCAAGGAGGACAATCTGGAAACCTGCGGCAATGTGCTAGGCTGGACCAGTAAGCCGCAGGCGATCGCTGGGGCATCGGAGATTCTCAGGGATGCGGGATATCGATTGGCGAAATTGTGGGGGATCGGCTGATGCAAATGATTAATCACCACTGGACGGGTCATGGGCTTGGTATCGCATATGGGATTGTGATCGGGATGTTATTGGCAGCGTTTTTCCACACTTGCCCTTGACTTGTTAAACCAAATCAACGCAAATGAGGCAGGCTCCTGATTTGCGCCGACAATCCCAAAACATGGAAACTGAAATGTCTCGTCCTAGGCCGAGCGTTGAAGAACTGCGCCGTCTATTTTCTTATGACCCAGAAACAGGCCGCCTAACTTCCACCGCCCCGTTTGTCTCGCGTCGCAGGTTGGATCGCTATTTTTCGTGGCGTGTGGAAGGTAAATATATTCAAGAACATACGATCGTCTGGGCGATTATGACCGGCTCTTACCCTGAGCACACTGTTGATCACAAGGATCGTGATGGGTTTAATAACAAGTGGCTAAACCTCAGGGGAGCCACTCAAGCCCAGCAACAGGTAAATCGCCGATCATTCTCAGGGTCTGGCCTTCGTGGCGTTTATCCTAGTCGTCGCGGGCGATGGGAAGCTCAGGTTCGTTTCGACAAGAAAACATATCATCTCGGAACATTCGATACGGTTGAGGAAGCCGCAGCGGTTGTTCAGGAAGCTAGAGAGAAGCGCTGGGGCGAGTTTGCCAGCGCCGTTTAATCGCCCGCCGGCTTTGATTAGCTAGGCGGGTTTTTCATTGGGGCGAGCATCACCCGGAGAAATGACATGGAAATGGAATCCCAACTGCAGCAGGCCGAATTCAAGGCTGAAAAGCCCGAAGTGAAGCCAGAGGTCAAGCCCGAAACCAAGGAAGACCATCTGGGCATCATAGCCGAACTGGCTCGCTCATTGAGCAACGTCAGCCCTTCCGGCGCCGAGAGCGTTCGTGACAAGATCCTTGAACGTATTGGAGCGCTCCAGGATCCCAAGGCCTACAACGAGCGGATGGCAGCCGAGAAGAAGGCCGAGGATGAAGCAGAAGCCGCCCGCGCCAAGGACCGAGCAGCCAACAAGCAGCCGGTTCCGGAGAAGGCAAAGACGTAATGTCCGATATCCATGAAATCGACGCTGACTATTCGTCACTTCATGGCGTCGTCAAGTTTCGCGGCAATGATCAGAAATACATGCTGACTGCAGCCAATAAAGCCGCAAGCATTGCCAAGGGACTTCGAGAAGCCGCTTCCCTGATCAGCTCATCAGAGGAGCGGCCTAAGGCTGTTTCAGCATGGCTGAATGAATTAGCCGGTAAGTTTGAGCGCTGCGAGGGTGAATGACCGCGCTCTCAAACCCGAAGCACGAGCGGTTCGCACAGGAACTGGCCAAGGGTAAAACAGCCGACGAGGCTTATGTCATTGCTGGGTACAAGGAAAACCGCGGCAATGCGGCGACGCTTAAAGCAAACCAAAGCATTTTAGACAGAGTTCAAGAGCTTCAGACCGTGGCCTCTATGCGTGTGGAAGTCACGGTTGCCAGCCTGATCAAGGAAGCTGGAGAAATCCAGGCCGCCGCAATGCAAGAGAAGCAGCTATCGGCCGCCTCTGCTGCGCTGACCATCAAGGCCAAGCTTGCCGGCCTGTGGGTTGATAAGAGCGAGAACACAAACCGCAATGTTGATCCAGCCCGAGTCTCCGACGCGGAACTTGCCGCCGTTGTCCAGGCTGACGGCAGCGAGGGAACTGCAGCGCCGCCGATCGATCCGGCGCAGCTTAACTGAATGGTGTTTGTCGGCGGGGTTTGAACCAGCTGCACATCATCGTTTGCTGCTTGAAAAGCTTGAAGAGGTTTCGAGCGGCAAGACGGACCGTTTGGCAGTGTTTATGCCTCCGGGCGCTGCCAAGTCTACCTATGCAAGCATTCTCTACGCGCCTTGGCATCTTGCTCAGTATCCCGGCGCCAACATCATTGCGGCATCGCACACGCAGGAACTCGCGGAGAAGTGGGGCCGGCGCGTTCGTAACCTAATTGCCGAGCATTCAGCCGTTCTAGGAGTTGGTCTTGCGCCTGATAATCAAGCTGCCGGGCGATGGGAGACTGATCATGGAGGCGAATATTTTGCAGCCGGCGTCGGCGGGGCCATTGCTGGACGACGAGCTGACCTGGTTGTCATCGACGATCCAATCCGTAGCCGAGAGGATGCTGATAGCGAGACCGTCCGTGACAAAATCTGGGACTGGTACAAATCCGACCTTTATACTCGACTTAAGCCGGGCGGGCGGATCGTACTGATCCAGACGAGGTGGCATGAGGATGACCTTGCAGGGCGACTATTGGCTGACATGGCGGCCGGCGGAGATCATTGGGACGTTATCTCCCTTCCAGCCCTGGCCGAACAAGATGACCCACTTGGACGAAGCGTCGGACAGCCGCTCTGGCCTGAGTGGGAAGATACGGCCAATTTGGAACGCAAACGGCGCGCCGTTGGGCCGCGTGATTGGTCAGCGCTCTACCAACAAAGGCCAGCGCCGGAAGACGGCGACTACTTCAAGAAGGAATGGCTGAAGCCATATGACCACGCACCAGACCGAAAGACCCTGCGGATCTACGGAGGCAGCGATTACGCTGTTACAGCAGATGGCGGCGACTATACCGTCCATGCTGTTGTTGGAATTGACCCTGAAGGACGCATGTATTTGCTGGACCTGTGGCGCAAACAAGCTGCTTCAGATGAATGGGTTGAAGCCTTCTGCGATCTCGTCATCAAGTGGAAGCCGCTTGGCTGGGCAGAAGAACAAGGGCAGATCAAATCTGGCGTAGGTCCATTCCTGGTTCGCCAGCAACGAGAGCGCAAGGCCTATGTCTTCCGAGACCAATTCCCTACCCGAAACGATAAAGCAATTCGAGCGCAGTCTATTAGAGGCCGAATGGCTCTTGAAGGACTGTACGTCCCGGTCAACGCCGGATGGTATCCAGCACTACGAAGCGAGCTACTCTCTTTCCCAGCGGGAAAGCATGACGATCAAGTGGACGCGCTTGGACTTGTTGGACAACTGCTAGACAAGATGAGCCTGGGCCAGCGTCCGCCAGAACCTGAGAAGCCCAAGAACGCCAGCGGCTATAAGCGCACGGACTCGACGACCACCGAGAGCCAGAAGGTTTATTGAGATGCAGTCATGCATGGCCGACAAAAGGCTTGATACCGGGCCGCTGAAGCCGGAAGGCGATTGGCCGGGGCTGTTCATCCGTGGAGATGAGGCAATCGGCTTTGCGCAGCTGCTTCATCACGTCAACAAGACCGCTAACCTTGGCGGACTGGCTGAACTTGAAAAACTTCTCTTGAGTTCGTTCGGACCAAAATCCTGATGCAGCCAGCCCTTCAATCA